CCGAGGCTTCAATGCGCTGTACCAAGGTCGCCCGGCGCCGCGAGAAGGCGCGTTCTACAAGGCCGTCGATCTCGTGCCGTATAGTCGGATGGACGAGGTGCCGGCAGCTCACAAGCTGCGCTTCTACGCAGCATCCGATCACGCCGTCGCCGTCGATCAGAAGGCCGACAAGACCTGCCTGATGGTGGTCGGCGTCGATGAGCAGGATCACATCTGGATCATGCCCGACGTCATCTGGGGCCGCATCGACACCCAGCAGGCGGTCGAGTGCATGGTCACGCTGATGAAGAAGTACCGGCCGCAATTCTGGTGGGCCGAGCGTGGCGCCATCGAGAAGAGCATCGGCCCGTTCCTGCGCAAGCGCATGGTCGAGAAGCAGGCGTTCTGCGCGCTCGATCCGATCACACCGGCCGTGGACAAGCAGCAGCGTGCGCAGCCGATGCAGGCGCGCTGCGCGATGAAGATGGTTCACTTCCCGATCTTCACCCGCTGGTGGTCCGAGGCGCAGGACCAGATCCTGAAATTTCCGCACGGTCCCAAGGATGACTTCGCAGACACCATGAGCCTGATCGGTCAGGGCCTCGCCAAGATGCACGGTCGCACGCGCATCAGGTCGCCGGAGCCCGAGGTCGCCAGCGGCACGTTTCGTGAGATGTGGGCAAACACTCGACGCAAGGAAGGAAAGGACCGGATCAAGAGGAGCCTGCAAGGATGGCTGTAGACGCAACCGGTGTGCCTTCCGAGCCCAGCGCAGGCGCGTTGCCGGCGATGGATCAATTCGCGCCACCCGATGGCGAGCGCAAGGACGTCATCCCGCGCGACGAGCCCGAGATCGAGGAGCGGCGCAAGCGGCTGGTCTCGGCGTGGACCGAGCGCGTCAAGTCGGCGAAGACGCACTGGAAGCCGGCGTTCGACCGCATGAAGGAGGATCAGGAGTTCGCCTTCGGCAAGCAGTGGTCGAAGAGCAAGGAAGAGAGCCGCTATGTCGCCAACCTGACGCTGCGCCTCGTCGCGCAGAAGACCGCATTCCTGTACGCCAAAAACCCCAAGGCGGTAGCGAAGAAGCGCGAGCGGCTGAACGCGACGAGCTGGGACGAGAGCCAAGGCACGCTGAACCAGCTCATGCAGTCCGGTGCGATGCTGATGCAGCAGGCGCAGCAGCAGCAGATGATGCCGGGTGCGCCGCCGATGGATACGGGCGGCATGCTGCAGGGTGCGCAGGCGATGATGGGCGGCATGATGCCGATGGCGACCGGCGGCGCGCCGGGTGCGCCGACCGGCTCGACCCCCGACATCAACACCCTGTTCGCCGGCAGCGGGCCGCCGGCCTCGATCAACCAGATCTCCGGTGCGATGGGCGCGCAGATGGGCGGCGTCCCCATGCCCGGCGCGGGCGCGGGCCCGATCCCCGGGAGCATGGGCGGCGGCGGTCTCGGCGATCAGATGAGCGCCATGGCCGGCGGCGCAGTCGCTGGCCAGCTCCCGGGTGTCAGCCCGCTGGCGGCGCAGGCCGTCGGCTCCGGCATCGACATCATGATGGACGCCGCGCGCGTCAAGAACGAGAACATCATGCTCGACAAGCTGTCGCGCACGCTGCAGCTCCTCTACGGCTACGAGGTCGATAACCAGCCGCACCCGTTCAAGGCGATGATGAAGATGACGGTGCGGCGCGCGATCACGACCGGCGTCGGCTACGTCAAGCTCGGCTTCGAACGCGTGATGGACGAGCGGCCCGATCTGGAGACCGGCATCGCCGACACCAACGAGCGGCTGGCGACGCTGGAGCGGCTCACCGCCGACCACGCCGACGAGCTGACCGACGAGGATGACGCCGAGGCCGAGCAGCTCCGGCTGCTGCTGCAGGATCTGTTGAAGCAGCAGAACGTCTGGGTGCGCGAGGGCCTGACCTTCGACTACCCGCTGTCGTTCAACCTCATCCCCGACATCAAGTGCATCGAGCTGAAGCACTGGACTGCGGCCGACTGGGTCGCCGAGGAGTTTCTGCTGTCGTGCGACGAGATCGAGGAGATCTACGGCGTCGATGTGCGCGGTCATTGTCAGGAATACTCCAACAGCGACACCAACGGGCCCGACCCGGTGGCGATGGCGCGGTCGTGGGCCGCAGGAGATGCTGCCGACGGTCGCTCGCTCGACGGCAAGGAAATGCGCGCGGTGGTGTGGGAGGTCTACTGCCGCAAGGATGGTCTGGTCTACGTGATCTGCGACGGCTTCAAGGACTTCCTGCGCGAGCCGGCCGGGCCCGACGTCTTCAACGAGCGGTTTTATCCGTGGTACGCGCTGGTGTTCAACGAGTGCGACGACGAGAAGGAGCTGTTCCCACCGAGCGACGTGCGGCTGATGCGCGACATGCAGCTCGAATACAATCGCTGCCGCGAAGGTCTGAAGGAGCAGCGCATCGCGGCCCGGCCGTTCACCGCCGTGGTGTCGGGGAGCCTCGACGATGAAGACATGACGAAGCTGACGAACCGCGCCGCCAACGACGTCGTCGAGCTGAACGCGCTGCAGCCCAATCAGGACATCAAGAACCTGCTGCAGGCCTATGCCGGCCCCGGCATCGATCCGAACCTGTACGAGGTCAACCCGGTCTACGAGGACATCCTGCGCACCACCGGCATTCAGGAAGCCAATCTCGGTGGTACCTCGAACACCACGGCGACGCAGGCGCAGATCGCCGAGGGCTCGCGCATGACGTCGATGGGCTCGAACATCGACGACCTCAACGACCTGCTCACCGAGCTGGCGCGCAACGGCGGCCAGATCCTGCTGCGCGAGATGAGCCAAGACCGCGTCAAGAAGGTGGTCGGCGTCGGCGCGGTGTGGCCCGAGGGCGCCGCCGCGCAGGACATCGCCAACGAGGTGCTGCTGGAGATCGAGGCCGGCTCGATGGGCCGCCCCAACGCCGCGCAGGAGGTCGCGAACGCGCAGCGTATCTATCCGCTGCTGATCCAGCTCCCGGGCATCGACCCGGAGTTTCTCGCCAAGGATCTGCTGCGCCGCCTCGACGACCGCCTCGACCTCACCGAGGCGTTCAAGTCGTCGATGCCGTCGATCATCGCCATGAACGGCATGGCCACGAAGCCGACAGCCCCCGGCGCCGGCATGGGCCCCGGTGCTGCAGCAGGACCGCAGGGCGCGATGAACGCACAGGCGCCGGGTGGCCCGGCACCGGGCGGCCCGCCCGACGCGACCGGGCAGCTCACGGGCGCCGGGCCGCCGCACCCGCATCCGACCGGCGCGCCACCGATGCCGGGGTGAAGTTGCTTTAAGTGAAATTCCCAAAGGTGCGGTTTGCAGATACAGATCGCACCCGAAGGGAAGATGACGCTGGGAGTTAGCCTATGGCTGACGAGCCCACGCATCCGACTGACGACACCACACTCCCCGGCGATCAGGCATCCTCGCCACATGCACCGGACGCATCCGCGCCGTCGTCCAGCGCGCCTGACCAACCTTCCGGCGAAACCCACGAGAGCCTCCTTGAGGCTGTGCAGCAGGCAGTCCCCGAACTGCGATCCTCACAGTCCGATGAGCCTCGTGACGGTTCTGGAGCCTCGCCAGCTCAAGTTGCGCCATCAGCATCAGCTACAGACGCCGACCTCCCCGACGATCCAACGCCCGAGGAGATGGCGAGATATTCGCAGAGCGCGAACAAGCGCGTCACCAAGCTGCTCGACCAGAGGCGCGAAGCTCGCGCCGAGGCCGCGCGGCTCAAGGGGATGGAGCCGTCCGCGCAGGCCGCCGACAGCGTCACCAAATATCTCCGCGACAACGACATCAGCCGCGAAGACTTTTTGCTGACGCTGGAGCTGGCCGCTGCCATGCGCCGTGGAGACTTCCGCACGTTTTACGCGGGCGTTCAGCCCTATGTGAAGCTGGCGGAAGAGTATCTCGGCGTCTCTCTGCCGCCGGATCTGCAGGAGCAGGTCCGACAGGGTCACATGACGACCCAAGCCGCTCAGGCATTCTCGCGTGAGCGGATGGACCGTGCGATGGCGCAGAACAATTTTCAGCGCACGCAGCAACAGCATCGGCAGTTCGCCGAGCAGTCCACGGCCCAGCAGCAGACGCAGCAGCGAACCTATCTCGCCAACCAAGTGCGTGACACCGTCAACGCGTGGGAAGCGAAGATCATGCAGTCTGATCCTGATTACGCGGCGAAGAGAGCCGCTGTGCAGGACACGATGTGGGCTGTGGTACGCGAACGAGGCGTCCCGCAGTCGGCTGATCACGCCGTCAAGATTGCCGAAGAGGCATTGAAGCGTGTGAACGAGCGTTACCGCTCTTGGGCGCCCCAGCGTCGCCCGACATCGAGAGCCCCGAGCAGCACCGGAAGAACCACAGGCGCGACGGCAGAGCCGCGATCCTTGGCTGATGCAGTCAAGGTCGCACGCGAGACGGCGCGCCTCTGACTTTTAGGGGCGTTCAATGCCAACCTATACCCAGCCGCTGCTGGATCACATCACTACCGCTGCGCTCGACTGGTGGATGAACAAGGGCACGGCGTTCAAGGAGGCTATTCAGGAGAAGCCTCTGCTCGCGTCGCTTGAGGGCAAGAAGAAGACCTTCCCCGGCGGCAAGGGCAACATCATCATCTCGGTGAAGGGCGACTACGGCAACACCTCGGCCCCCGGCACCGCCGACCAGCTCGTCGGCTACCAGCTCGACGACGCCGTGACGTACTACACGCCTGCCAACCTGAAGCAGGCGGTGTTCCCGTGGAAGGAGCACCACATCGGCATCATGCTGACGCACTCGGAGCTGAAATCCGACGGCATCAGCGTGACCGACAGCTCGTCGTCGGAGACCACCTCCGAGCACTCGGGTCGTGATGACACCGTGCTCGTCGGCATCCTGAACGACGCGCTGGAGGATCTCTCCGAGCAGTACGCGCGCAGCATGAACAACCTGCTGTGGACGAACGGCACGGCCGATCCGAAAGCGCTCGCCGGCATGGCGGCGCTGATCACCGACAACCCGGCCACCGGCACCGTCGCCGGCATCGACCGTGCCACCAAGACGTGGTGGCGCAATCGTGCCTACACGGCGGCGATGGGCACGGCTGTCACCGGCACGCCCGCGCTGTCGGCATGGGGCGGCGCGCCGATTGCGTCGTCACCGACTGCAGGTGGCGCGCTGATCACGCTGCTGCAGAAGGAGTACCGGCAGCTCACCCGCTACGGTGGCAAGCCGAACACTGCGTTCTGCGGCTCGGACTGGCTCGCTGCTCTGGAGACCGAGCTGCGCGCCAACGGCAACTACTCGATGCAGGGCTTCGCCGCCGGCAAGGACGTCGCCGTCGGCAAGATCTCCTACATGGGGACCGACTTCGAATACGACCCGACGCTCGATCAGCTCGGCAAGTCGAAGCGTTGCTACTGGTACGACAGCCGCGACATCTATCTCGTCGCGATGCAGGACGAGTGGCGGCACCAGCACTCCCCGGAGAGGCCGCCGGATAAGTACGTCCTCTACCGTGGCCTCACTTCGACCGGGCAACTCTGCGCGCGGCGCCTCAACAGCGCCGTCGTGATGGACATCGCCTGATCGGAGACACGCCGGGGCGGTGCTCGCGTTCCGTCCCGGCGACCATAACGCGAGAGGAGTAACCAATGGCCAAGATCCACCACTGCACCTGCCGGATCAATCTGTCGGGACAGAACTGCCACATCGTCGTTTACGACCAGTTCAACACCGTGACGTGGCCCGAGGTGCAGGTGCTGATGGCGCTGCACGGCGACGAGAACGTGATGGACGTCATGCCCGTCATGCTCGACGAGGTCTCGCCGGCCTACGAGAAGGAGCGGCTGGCGTCGCGCTACGGCAACCGCATCGTCGAGCAGTGCTTCCCGGGCCGCGCGTTTCGGATGCAGCTCATGATGACCGACGATGACCAGCTCCCGCGCGTCGAGGAAGTGCAGGAGCAGATCACCGAGGCCGAGGTCGCCGCGCTCGCTGCGCGTGCTCCCGTGTTCACGCCGGGTCGCAACCGCAAGCCGAATGAGGCTGCGAAGGAGGCCTGATGCCCGTCGGGGTGCAGCTCTCAGATCTCCGGCGCGATCTGCGCGCGGAAACCGGCACCTCGCTCAATCCCGCGCAGGGCGTGCAGGCACAGCAGACGCTCGACATCATTCTGGACCGCCAGCAGCGTGAGCTGTGGGACGCGTATAATTGGCCGCATCTGCGCTTCTACGTCGATGTGCCGCTGGCGCAGAACCAGTTTGTCTACGCCTATCCGGCGGCGATGCCGTTCGACCAGATCCTGCACATCTACGTCGCGACCGATCAGTCATCGTCGTGGCAGCGTCTCGACTACGGCATCAGCGCCAGCATGATCCGCCCGACCGGGCCGAACAAGGGCACGCCAACGCGATGGGCCAATCAAGTCTCTGTCGATACTTCCGGCCCGACGCCGATGACCGACCCGGTCGGCAAGATCGCGCTGACGCCGACACCGAGCAGCGCCAGCATGATCATGCGCATCGAGGGTCAGGCGCCGCTGCGCCCGCTCGCGGCCGACGGCGACAAGTGCATCATCGACAGCAAGGCCATCGTGCTGTTCGCCGCTGCCGAGGTGCTCGCCGCCCAGAAGAGCGAGGCGGCACCGATGAAGCTGCAGAAGGCGCAGAACCACCTGCGCCGGCTGCTGCAGGATCAGGGCGCCGACAAGCGCTGGAATTACAACATGGGCGGAAACCATCGCGGTGGCGTTGATCCCGACCGACGCCGAGCCGTTCCCTATATCGACTACATCCCGTGAGGTGCGCCGATGCCGTACTTCACGATCACCGACTTTGCTGCAGGCCTCGATCTCCGGCGCGCCTCGCTGACGGCGCCGGCAGGCACGCTGCGCTCGTTGCGCAATGCGCACATCACGCCGGGCGGCGAGATCGAGAAGCGCATGGCGTTCGTGAAGTTTGCCGAGGTCGATCCAGCTACCAAGGGTCTCGTCTCGGTCAACCAGAAGCTCTACGTCTTCGGCCCCAACGGTCCCGGCAAGGTCGAGCCGGCCAGCACGTGGGCTGTCGGCACGCTGAAGCTGGCGACGCCCACCATTTTCGAGATCATCGATTATGACCTGTTCGACAACAAGGTCTTCGTGGTGATCTGGACCGATGCTGCCGGCAACACCAAGCGCTTCTACGACGGCGCCGATGTGCCGGCCGCGAACGGCTTCTACGTCCGCACCTACAAGACCAAGATGTTCTCGGTCGGCGGCTCGGTGCTCTACTTCTCCGCCATCGGCAACCCGGCCGACTGGACCGGCACCGGCTCGGGCTCCATCGACCTGTCGCTGGAAGACAGCGACATGACCGACTGCACGGCGCTGGAGGTCTACTACGACAAGCTCGCAGTGCTGTCGAAGACCGCGACGCAGCTCTGGGCCATCGATCCCGATCCGCTCAAGACCCAGTATGTGCAGACCCTGCGCGATGCCGGCACGCTGGCATGGCGCAGCGTGCTGCAGTACGGCTCCGGCGACGTGATGTATGTCGCGCCCTCCGGCATCCGCTCGCTCCGCGCCCGCAACGCTTCGCTGGCTGCGGCGGTGTCGGACATCGGCTCGCCGCTCGACCCGGTGATCCAGCAGCTTTTCCGCGAGCTGGGCGAAGACTGGATGAGCGGCACCATCAGCCTGCTGCAGCCGGTCACCGGGCGGTTCTGGGTCATCCTGCCCGACCGCATCTACATCCTGTCGGC